CGATTACGATGTCACCAATCGTCTTATATGTACAGTTTGCACTTTTGATTTTATCGGTGACGGTTGAATACGGTGTGAGTGTTGATGTACCACTTTCAATATTTGACGAATCGTATTTAGTCGCCAAGGCGGTTTTATCTGCTTTCACAAGCAGAGCGTTGTAAACTGCTCCGCTTGTGAGATAACACGGGCTGTTATTTTTGGGTTCGCTGTCGAACGGCATTGAATCAAGCTTTCGGGCAATACTCTTGTCTGTTTTATCAAGCCTTGTTCCAAGTGAATTTTGACCGCCTCTTGCTGTGGCTATTTCAGACTTCACGGCTTCAAGGCTTGCTTCATCAGCGGTGAAGCGTGTGTTCAGGTCGGCAGAATCACCTCTTGCCGTGGCTATTTCGGTTTCAAGTGCAATTGCTCCGTCTGTTGCCCGTTCAATTCCCTCATCCATATGGTTGAGGTTGTCGGCATTGAGGGGCGGAGCAGAGCCGTTCACAAAGACAATTTTATTGTATTTGTTCATTTTCTTTTACTTCCTTTCCTAATCGTTTTTCGCCCTTTGATGTGAGGGCAGTTATAAATCCGTCCATTTTCTTATTGAACACAAATGTTTCGATTGTCGGCAAATCTTCAAACGGAGTTTTAATTGTGTACTTATCGCCTGCCTCAAGCCACCAATACGAAAACAGCTTAATTTTTGTCGGGCGATATTTATATACATCACCAAAAAAATTAACAGAATTATATTTTGTGCCGATATCACTTGCTGTTGTTCTGCACCTCATCAAAATGTTATCGGAAACATACCACGAAAAATCGTTACTGTTGCCATACAAAAACGCTTTTTTATCAGCAAACTTAGCACTGTACATACGGATAGGCTCAAGTTCGTAATCTTCAAAGAATAAATCTTTGTACGAATCGATTGTTTCAACGGAAGATTGAGAATACAGCCTTTTAAAACGCATTTTTCCGTCGGCATCTATAACGGCAAAGCTCAAAGTTAATTCTGCATAAGCTTGGATTAAACCTGACAAGGTAATGTCCTTTATAACCTTTTCCACGCAGGTATCGTCAAATTTCAGCGGTACACTAAAGACAGATAAGCTCGGCGGTGAAACCCCTGTAATTGCATAATCTTTGGCAAATTCTGCGATTATTGAATAAAAGCTCTTAAAATTATCGTCTTTTTGATAGTGCGCATAACCATAAGCAAAACTGCCGTCCTCGTTCTCTTTGCCTGCAAACCACAAAGACATATCCACCTTTGACATATCATAAAAAGCGTCATAGGCTGTGATTTTGACGATGTTACGCTGTTTTTTATCTCTTTGAGCCGACTGAGTTTTACCGTAGAAAACAGGACATTCAACCGTTCCTGTTTCAGCAGGACAAATAAGAGTATTTGACGGGTACAAATCATCTGACGGATACAGCTCTGATTCAAGATATGTTGCCGTTATGATGACCTGTACCGTCTTTCCTATCAAAGCCGAGCAATCATAATCAATGAGTTTCACGCTCATTTCAGAGGCTATGCAACCGCCGAATTTCAATTCTTTTTCAACGATTTCATTTTCAAGCGAAAAGCTGTCAAGCACGATACTTTCACCTGTTATATCCTCAAAACTGCCGTCAGGAGAATGCAGGACAACGGTGTTGTAAAGTGTGTTTGTTTTCAGCTTATCAGCAATTTCTTTAGATACAAGCATTTTTAAGAATCACCCCTTAATACTCAATCAGCTCAACAGTAATCGGCTGATAGGTTATATCATTCTTTTCGGCATTCATTACGGTATATTCAATATCAGGAATATAAAAATAAGAGGTGTAATAGCTGTTCGTTTCATCGTTCCAATAAGTTACCCTGCACTTTCTCTGTAACTTATTCGCCATTGAGAGGTTGATAATCGACTGAAAATCAATCTTTTCGTCAAGATGAAGAATGTGAGTTGAAAACGAAATTTTTGTTTTGTAATTTGGCAGCGTTGCCCTTTGAAGCGTACCGTTCTGATCTCGTTCCGCAGAAGTTTCAAGTCGCTGATTCGGAGTTGATGAAAATGCGGTAATGTACTTATTCGGCATTATGTTGTTGCCGAATTTAAGCAAATAGCCGTTATAATTTGACATATCATCCCCCCTTTATGCAAATGCGGATTTACCGTTGTGTCTGCGTCTGTAAAGCTCATCCTGTCTTATCATTTCTTCAAAAAGCGTTGAACCCTCAAGCTCGGCAGTAAACGAATAAGTGTTGCCGCCGTTATTGCGAAAGATAATGAACATTTCATAAATGCGTTTAAGCAGATCAAGAATTTGTGTGAGAATCACTGTATCCTGACCGCCCGAATTGTCGAGCATACCCTGTAACTTGTTAAGAGGGGAAATAACCTCAGGGTTACCGCTGTTAGCGCCTGCGTTATCGCCGACAACCGCAAGTGTCGGAGCTTTAACAATACCGCCTTTTGCAAATTTTCGTGCCGGTGATTCCGTGGGTTCTTCAAATCTCGGAATAAGAGGCGGATTTTCAGGCATTGAAAAACTCCAATCCTGTCCAAAAGCCGCTCCGATAATACCGGCTATTCCGCCGATTGAATTAACAACGCCAGAAACAAAGTTATAAATACCTGTCCACAACGCATTTATGCCGTCAATGATTGCGTTTATAATGAACTTAAACACGGCGCAAATGCCGTCCCAAATGCCTTTGAAGAAGTCATAGATACCCTGCCATGCTTTGTTCCAATCGCCTGAGAAAACGCCTGTAATGAAGTCAATTAGACCGCCGAATGTTTTCTGTATAGAGGTAACCAACCCACCGATAAATGTAAACACATTATCAAACACTCTTTTTACGGCATTGAAAACATTCTGAAATATAGGTCCCCAAAAGCTGACAAGCCAGTTTACAAACGGTGACAGGAAGTTATTCCACACGGTTGAAACACAGTCTGCAACCTTGCCGAAGAAGTTTATTGCACCCTCAAAAACAGGCTTCAGCCAGTTTTCCCAAGCTGACTTTACTATTGCTACGATAAAATCCCACGCAGGCTTAATCCATTGATTGTAAACATTCATCAGGGTTGTGCCGATATTGGTAAACATATTGCAGACATTCTGAAAAATCTGCTGTCCGTTGCCGTTCCACCATTCGCTGATAATTGTTCCGATATTTCCGAAAATCTGACCGATAAAGTCAAACACATCTGCAAACTGCAATTGTAAATTTTCAAGAAATTCTGTGATTGTTGCACCGTCATTTTCAGTCCATTCAACAAGGCTTTCGGTTGCAGTTGAAAACGCACCCGAAACGACTTCGCCGACTGAGCCCGCAAAGGTTGTAAGACTGCTTAAAAGATTGGAAATTGATTCTTCCATTTGAGGGCGAACATTGTCAATTGCATTGCCTGCAAGTGTACCGAAATTATCAAAAAAGATTGAAAGGTTGTTATAGCCGTTTGTAAGATTGTTGCCTATGGTGTCGATAAAGCCGATAATCTTTTCCCTGTCTTTTGAAATCCACTTAGCAACACCGCCTGAAATGGTCTGAAATGACTTTCCGCCGATTGTCGCAACCGCTCCGAATGCAGAACCGATTGCCCCGAGTTTTGCAGAACCGACCTTTTGCATTGTGCCGAATGCCTTTTGAACTATGGGAACAGCATTATCAAAAACGGTCTTGCAGTTCTTGCCTATAGCTGACCAATCAACCTTGTTAATACCTTTCTGTACATTCTCGACAAAACCTTTAAATCCGCTTTTTTCGTATAGATTTTTGAATGCTCCCGAAAGGTTTTTGCTTGTGTCCTTGACAACATTCTTTGCAACAGCTCCGCCCGATGAACCGCCTGAAGAGCTTTTTGATGAGGAGGTGTCTGACTTTGAAGATGAGCTGTCAGAGCTTGAAAGCACATTCAGCTTATCAAAGCCCGCAACACTTCTCTTTGCTTTTTCGGAACTTTTCTGAACATTATCAAGTGACTTTGAACTGTCATCTGCCGTATCCGTAAGGCTTTTGGCAGAATCGGACGCAGATTTGATATTGCTTGCGGTGTTGTTGCCTGTATCCCAGCCGAAGACCTTTGAAAGCGATTCAACCGCACCTTTGGCATATTCCGTTAAAGTCGCAAGTGCGGAACTCAACCGCTTTACAACCTGAGTTGCCACCTGAAGAATAGGCTGACCGACTACGGCAAGGAGCTGTTTCCAACTTTCTCTGAGGTTGCCCGTTACATTCTCCCAACCGTCTGCTTCACGGCTTGCCTGTCCCATAGCACCCGAAAGCTGATTAGCGTCCTTGACCATTTGCAAAAGCGTGAGCTGTTTCTGCGATTCCGACAAATCCGTAAATGACTTGCCATACAGCTTATTAGCCGCCGCATTTCGTGTGGTTTCAGTACAGGACAAACCGAGTGCGGCATCATTTTCAAAGTTGCCTTTAAGAAACGATTTCAGGCTTTCTGCGGTGTCTTCAAGCGAACGGTCGTAATATGCGGCACTGTCGGCTGTTACCTGCAAAGCCTCCTGCATCATACCCAAAGCACTTGAACTGTCCATACCCGTAGTTTTTGCAAAGGCATAAATGCTTGTGCCGACGCCCTGCAATCGGGTTTCAAGAATACCGCTTTGGTTGGCAACGCTCTGAATGGCTGATTCTGCCTGTGACTGCATTGTGCCGAATGTCTGCTCAAACTGTGAATTTGCCGCATTGACTTCCGCAGCCGATTCAATGCACTGCTGACCGAACTCCTTGATTTTTGCAACAGAAAAAGCGGCAACCACAGCCATTCCTATTTTCTTAAACGAAGATGAAACCGAATTGCTTAATTGCTCACCGCTGCCTTTGATATTTGAAAACTCTTTATCGGTTTTCTGAGAAACACCCTCCGCAACCTTTGAAAAGGACTGTTTCATATCCGTGCTTACATTTTCAAAATCTTTTGAAAGACTTGAAAACGCCGAATCAAACTTTTTGGTAATTGAATCGGAAATCTTATGCAATGTTTTTGAAATATCATCACCTGTCAGCCTGACATCAAGCTCAATTTCACCCGCCTTTGTCGCTATATTCACCACTTCCTTTCATTTTAGATTTTTTAAAAACAGGCATAAAAACAGCGCACACCGCTATGATGTACGCTTAAAAATTTTGCAAAAGAACAGCCACCCCATTTGGAGTGGCTTTTTGTTTTAGTTGTTGAGTTCGTAGTATTTGATGTCGATTTTCGGAAGTGACACATTGTTGCCCATTACGGTTTCATATGTATAGTCGCCGTCACAAGTTCCCCAGAATGTGATTACATCATCTTCAAGGAGTTTGTCCGCACCGTCAGGAATTTCTACAGTTGCGTAGATTGTATCAGTCCACAATGGTTCATCAAGATACTCATTTTCTTCTTTGGTTATATTGATTCTCAGGTCAACCGAATCGCCCCAGCCTTCCTGAACCTGAATAATCTGACCTTCAAACTTGTAGTCATTACCTTTGTACTTGTCAGGGTTTCTTGAAAGAGTTTTAAAGTCGACTGTTTTGCAACCGTCTTTAAATTCTTTTTCAACCTTCTTCGGGTCTTTAGTAGGCTTTTCTGTTGCAACTTCTTTTGTGGTCGGTGCTTCTGTCGCTTTTTCAGTTGCTTTTTCTGAACTCTGATTTGCAACAGTAGTTTCCTGCTTTGATTTGTTTGAACCGCTGTTACCGTTAATTGCACCGTTTACACCGCCAACAATCATAATAGCAACAACGATAATAACCCAAAAATACCAACGCTTGTAAATTTTCTTCTTCGCATTTGCAGGATTTACGGTTGCCGAGGTTGAATCGTTTCCGCCAAAGCCTGCACCGCACTTGTCGCAAAATTTTGCATCGTCCTTTAATTCGTTTCCGCAATGTGGACATTTCATAAACATACACTCTCCTTAATAAATTTGTTAGTGTATGTTACATTTTATCACTATATATTAACATTGTCAAGAATTTTGTAGATACAGCGAAAATTATGTACAAATTTACAGATTAGCGAAGAAGTTTTGAAATTCTGCAAGAACGATGTTCATATCTTCGTCTGAATAGTGCTTTACATTCCTTGACCGCCATTTGTAGCGGATTTTATGCTGTGACGAAGTAAAGTTTTTCAAGACCTCTTTGTCGGATTCAAGGCGAATTTGAACCGTTCTTGCAAGCGGTGTTTCGGGTCCTAAGCCTTGCAGAAGTGAGCAGAACTCATTCCAACTCATTTTAGCAAAGTCCTTTGAATAAATGCTGACCCCGTACTCCGAGCGAAAGCTCGACACGATTAAATCAAAGTCATCAATCAGGTCGTAGCCGGGGTCTGAGCTTCCCCCTCGTCAGTCAAATCGCCTGTTGCAATTTTGACAGATTCGTTGATAAGGGCGTTGAAATCGTGCATATTCAGCTTTAACTTTTCAATCTTTTCTCTCTCGGATTCATCAAAAAGAAGATGATACATTTCGATAACATCTTTACTTTTACCGTTGCCGTCCTCAAAAAGTGCCGCAACTTTGAGCATTGAAACTGCGTCATTGTTGATTGCAAGGTCAACATTTTTAACTCTGACACTCGGCTTTTCCTCAAAATTAAGCTTGTCTGTAATATCAATTAACTTTGACATAATCGTTCATTCCTTTCGTTTTTTTAAGCGGCTGCTGTATATACGGGTTTGCCGTTTGACATAACTTCAAATTCAAGCGGAGCAACACCCGTACTTGCGCCTGCACCGTTTGATGTAACGGATACAACTGCATTTTTAAAGAGGACGGTTGCACCGTTGGGGAAGGTCCACATAAACGAAACTTCTGCCTTTCTGCCGTTTTCAAATGCAAGGGCGGCAATCTGGTCATTGCCTGCGTCACCGATTGTACGCTTGCCCTTTACCGAAATTGTGATTGACTTTGCTGTCATAAGCCTTGACTTCCAGCCCTCGTTTTCAAAGGCTGTCCATTCCTCGACACCGTTGTCAAATGCAACAGAAAATTCTTCGCAGTTAGCAATATTTGTCGTGGCGGATTCTGTTCCTGCCTTGCCAACTGCAAACTGATTTTCATAGCATGGGAATACTCCCGATTCAACTTTTGCCATAAAATTACTTCCTTTCGTAATAAAATTTAACTTCAATGACCTGCTCATACACACCCTTGTCATCTGTTCCCACATCAACGGGTTCTTCCGTGAGCAGTTCGATTATATAGATTTTGTGTTCCTTAATTTCAACATTTTTAATGCCGTAAAGCGTTTCGTAAAGTCTGCGTGCAAACTCCTCGGTTTCTCTTGCGTTGTCGGTGTAATGGATAAGCAAAGACACGCTTATTGTATCGTAGGTACTTTCACCGCCGATTGCCCTTGTGGGTGTTCCCGACTGCTTTAATGAATACACACCGATTGACCTGTCCTGCTTGTTGTCAAGCTTGCCAATGTAATAATGCTCGGCTGAGGTAACGCTTTTGAGCCAATCTCTGATGTCCGATAAGTAAATCAAAGTCCTGCTTCCTTTCTGTATAATCTCACAAATGCCCGACTGCAAAAATTCTGCCGTGTACCACCCTCAAGCCACGGAGCGAACCATTTACCGCCTGCGGCAATGTTTTCCTTACGGCTGAAATTATACTCGGGATGAAAATACAACCGCCTTGCATACGGAGTGCTTGACACTATTTTAACCGTGCCGTTCCAACTCTGCGCACAATCTTCAAAGGTGTTTTCGTTCTGAAGATTACCCGTATCAAACGGCATTACCTGCGTGTTTTTCACCTGTTTAAGAAGTGCGTCACCTGTCTGTTCAAGAGCCTGTTGCTTTGCCTTGTCAAGTTGTTTTACAACAGGCATATTGAGTTTGATTTTTGATGATACCGAAAATCCCATTAAATCACATCCAATTCCGTAAAATTAACTTTGCCGTCGGGGTTGCGGTGTTTTGTACCCTGTACGATGTTTCGTTTTACGCCGTCAAGGATTACAAAGCCACCGCTTAAAGTAGGGCTGTCGGTGGCAATGTCGCCGTCAAAAAGCAAGACAGCCGACACCTGAACAATTTTCTGCTCTTTGGTATAGACCGTCTTTGCCTTTGACTGCATATTACACAAGGCAGAGCCACCGTGCAGGGTTGCTGACGGGTACAAGCTGTCGGAGGGATACAGATTTTTGCATTCAAACACGGTCAGGGGTGCTCCGTCTTCGGTAACACCCTCACCGTAGATTGTGACCTCGACAGGAGTTTTGCAGAACTGCTTTTTTACAAGTGACGGAAATTTCACGGTTTTCACGCACCTTTCAGATTGCAGGATAACAAAGTCCTGTTGATTTTAGCAACGCATAGAGGTCGGCAGGAATTGCCACTCCGCTGATACACATTAAATTCCAGCTTGCGCCAAATTCCATTGATGTGCCGTTGATTGAATAGCTTTTCAGGTAGGAAGAAATCATATCGGCATTTTCTTCTTCAAAAGCAGTAAGTCTGCTATGCACTCTGCCGATGATTCTCTTCTGCATTTCCGAAAGTTTTTCAAAATCAATGCGGTTAAAAGTCAGAACATCAATGTGTTCGGCAGAGATAACGCTGTTCTCATCTCCGCCCTGCTGTTCAATGTAATCGGCATACATAGATTTACTCCTTTGTGTCTGACTTGGTACTCTCTTTAAGTTTTTTGTTTTCGGCTTTGAGCTTTGAATTTTCTTTCTTCAAAGTATTGTAATCATCAACAGAAATTTTCTTGCCTAATCCATATTCTTTGATTTTGCCGTTGTCATCCTGAATATCATAACCACGGGATACATAAGTCTTAGCTTCCTCGTCTGTGTTGACTGTATATGACTTATTGTCTTTGATTGCTTTCATTTTTTCTCACCTCGCTTTAAGCCTCGGCATGAATGATTACGCCCTGCTTCATAAGTTCGTCAATGGCAAAAGTACCATTAACTTTTCTGTTCTGATATATATAATTATCAGCTGTTCGGCTGTCAGAACCCGGAGTATAGACATTGATATATGAATACTTAACTCTTGACACCTGTGCTTCCGGGTCAATAAGAATATAGTCAATCTGCTTAGCTGAGCTGTCAGCAACACAACCGTTTGTAAAATCAAACAAAGACTTCATTCTTGAGCTTGGCACTTCTACAATCTTATCAATATCATCAACGGAACGAACACGGCGGTCAATGCCCTTTGCGGAACTGATTTCAAGTGTTCTCTGAATACCCTCTGCATTCTTCAAAAGCTTTTTGTACTGTGGTGTCGCATAAAGAATAACCCTGTCGAGCGGTACACCCGCTTCGGCAAAAGCCTCAAGGTTATCGTCAAAATCTGCAAGCACATTCGCCGCAGTTAATGCAGTAGTTTTTACTGTTGCACCAACTCGCTTAGCTTCTGTATAAAGCTTGCTGTAAGTATAACAGTCGAGTTCAGGTATAGCCTGTGTTTTTTCAAAGCGTGTCTGAATATTTGCGATAGTTACTACCATATTTGTTTCGTCAACATCAATAGGGTCGATAGCAAACTCAATATCTCTGTCGTGGTCAAGGTTTTTGGTTTCGTAACCGTTTGAATATGTACCCGAATTAAAACCGCCTGCACCTCGTGTATGGTCTTTATAACCGCTGACCGAGAGTTTCGGGATTTTAATATCCTTACCGTTGATAATCTGAATGTCAGAGTTTGAGTGGTAAAGGTCATCACAAGTAAGGGCTTGACCGTACAATTCTCTTAAAACATTACTGAAAATAGTTGCGTATTCTAATACTGCCATAATTATTTACCTCTTTTCTTACTTTTTCGATTTGATGCCGAAAATTCCTCTTAAGGCATCTTCTGTTAAATTTTTGTCGCTGTTGCCGTCACCGCCGATTTTCTTAACTCCTGTGCCGTTCTCGGCAGGTTTGCCCTTGAGTGCGGGAATATCGTCAAGCACCTTTTTAACAGCCTCTGTCAGCTTTTTCGCATTGACCTTGCCGTCTGTCACAGCTTTTGAAAAGTCTGCAATTTTAAGCACATAAGGAACTGTTGCAATGTCAACGCCCTGTTTTACGGCTTCGAGGGTTGCCGATTGGTTGACTTCTGCCATAAGTTTTGCGTTGTTTGCGGATTCAACTTCCGACTGCATTTTTGCAAAGTCGGGAGTGTTCTTGGCTTTCTGCTTTTTAAAAGCACCGATAGCCTCTTTCATCTCATCGGCTGACAATCCCTGCTCCTTAAAATAAGACTTCAAAACGGTGTCCTCTGTCACGCTCTGTTTGCCTGTAATAAGGCTTGCGAGCTTGTCATAATCAAAGGCAGGAGCGTTTCCCTGTGGAGTTCCCTGCGGTGCAGGTGTCGTTTCATTGGGGGTTGGTGTTAGATTTGGTTCTGCCATTTTTTTCATATCCTTTCAGTTTTTCGGGTGTCTCCCGTAATCAGTTTATAGAGTGTCTCTCTGTTTCAGTTTTGCACGGTGTCTCCCGTAGTTTAATGTCTTCGGACAATAAAAAAGCACCTTACATATTCGTAAAGTGCTTAATCTGCTTTTTCTGTTTTAACTGTTTTTGCTCTCGGCTTTTTGGGAGCGTCAGGCTTGACCTCTTCTGCAAAACCGCCGTCAATGAGTTCCTTTGCTCTCTGCTCGGAGCATTCAAAAACTTCATCCACAGGTCGGGTTACATAACCGTTCTGCCTGTCATTAAATGCTGTTGTTACTCTGATTTTCATTCTGTCACCACCTTTCTAAACCGGTCGAAATCGACGGGTTTAACTGTTAATCTTTACTCTTAAATGTAATCGGCAAAATCTGTTTAGGCAGGAAGTTAATTTCATAACGGTATTTATCCACTTCTGCACCGCTTATGTCCTCTACAACATACATAGTTTCATCATTAAGACCTATGATATGCTTTTTGTATTCACCCTTGCCCGTTTCGCAGACAACCTCAATTTGGTTATCGTCATTATCGACCTGTAATGAAAAAGCGGCAACAAGTTCAAATGACGGCTTATCGGTTCTTGTGTTAATAACCGTAAGCCTGCGTATCACATTGAAATTGTCTGCTTCCTGCGAAACATTGTACGATACCTGTGTTGCCTCGGTACAGCCCACAGTAACCAGTACGGTTGTTGCAATCATAACTACCATAAGTACAATTGCTAAAATTCTTTTTCTCATAGTATCAAACCTTTCTTTGATTAATAATAAAAAAGCACTCTGATTTCTCAAAGTGCTGATTTGATGTATTTAGTTCTGTTACGGCAAGTTGCAGGCAAGTTAAGCAATGCCGTGAACAAGCCGTTTTTCTTGCTCTGAACATATTCTCGGCAAGTTAAACAACAAAACCGCCCTTTTTACGGAGCGGTTAGCTTTTGTTTCTTTGTTTTTCAAGTTCTTTAATTATTTCGTCAAGACGTTTTGAAGCTTCTTCGTTAGAACCATCTAAAACAGATTTGTTTATTTCTTCCATTCAAATAAACCTCCTTCTTGATGTTTACTTAAAAATTTATCAATAACCTTTCTGTATTCACTATCAGAACCTGTTTTTATCCTCTTTTTTCCCATTCGTTGTAACTCTGTTAAAAGTGATAGTCTGTCGTATCCTTTCAACTTTGTTAATACTTCAATGTTGCCATCGTTTTTCACAATAGTAAATGTTTTTATACTATCATTCTTAATAAATTCGATAATATCATTTAAAGAATAACTGCTGTTTCTCGGGTGATTGTGCATAACAAATAAATCTTTGCCTTGAAGTGCTGATCCAAAATCTATTTTTTCATCAGTTCCTTTAATAGGCTCTGTAATCATTTTGGACACATCATTTTTTAACACGAAGGCAACTTCTTTATTTTCATTTTGTTCTTTTGAAAATTTCAAAAGCTCCTTGTGTTGTTTTTGAATTTCCAAACACTGCTCTTCTGTATAACCTTCAATATCAACTTTAGGAATACGACTGATAGCTTTATCGGTTATCGGAGTAATAGGCTTTTTACTTTTCTCTTTTATTATACCACTTTTACCCGATTTTGCAACAGATTCATCGGTGATTTTATTAACATTCCCTGCTTTTTTCGCCTTTTCTTCAAGCATATCAGCCCTATCGTGCCACTCATCGGCTCGGGTTTGGGCAATGCGTTTATTGTCCTCGTCAAGACTGTATTCGGCACGGCGGTCAAAGCGTTCTGCCTGTCGCTGTGCATACTGCTGTTTTTCCTCAATTCCTCGCTGACGGTCAAGCTCTTTGATTTCATCTTCAGACAGCGGTGCATCCAAATCATCAAGTTCGGGATAATATGTACTTGTGCTGTCCTTACATCTCGGATGAAACAAACCGTTCTTGATTGCAGTTGAGAGGAGCGGATAGTTTCCGTCTGACTTTTTGCCGTTTGAATATACATCGTCAATAAACACCTTGCCGATATATTTTGCACAATCGGGGCAACCACCCTGTCTTGAGTTCACAACAACAAGGGATACCCCCCATTCGGCTCGCTTTTCGCCCTCACCACGCAGATAGGCTCTTTTGTTGGCTGTTTTAACCGCCATATCCGCATAATCCGAGAGCGTATGCCTTGCACCGTTTTTGTATTCCACACAATTAAGACCTGCGTTGAGCATATCTTTACAAGCCATATCAACGGCTTTTTCGTATGTAACCGCACCCGTGTTCATTGCAACCTGTGCGTTAAAAATCGCCTTGCGGTACTTGTCGTTGCTCATACGCAAAACTGCCGTTTCTGCCCTCTTTAAATCGTCTGTGGTCGATTTTATGAGTGCGTCAAGTTTACGGTCATTCACCTTAAAAAACTCGGCTGTGCTGTGTGCTGACGGCTTTTTCGGGGTTTTGAAACCGTCCTTAACAGCTTCAAGAATTTCTGCCTCCTGACTTGCATTTCCGTCAGCTTTGGCGGTGCGAATCATCTCTTCAACCTTGCCGTTAATGGTTTTGAAACGCTTGCCGAATTTCTTTGCGTTGTGCTTACGGTACTCTTCAAGACTTTTGAGCTGTTCAGCCTGCCATTGTGTCCAGTTGTAACCCTCTTTAGTTTCTTCGGCTCTGTGACGGCTGAAATTGCGCATCATGCTGTCAATCAGTTCATCTTCGATTTTTTCAAAGGCTTCTCTGATATTGTAATCACTCATTGTTTACCTGTGTATCATTCTGTTCGGGATTGCTTTCGGTTTTTTCTGCATTATTTTCCGCATTTTCTTCATCATCTCCGTTATTGTCAGGTTCTTCTGTGTCGGTAAGGTCCACATCGTCAAGCTCCGATTTTTCTTCTTCGCCTGCAATGCCCTGTTCTTCCTTAATTCTCTGCACCTCTTCGGCTTTCCAATCATCCGACTTGCTGTCGCCGTAAAGCTCGTCAACCGAGGTTTCAACTGACATCAAACCGCCCTGTCTTGCTTTTGACACGGTTTCAACCTGACTTTCGAAGCTCGGATTTGCATATTCGCCGAAGTTTACGGATACTTCCAAGCCCTCAACAATACCCTTGCCGTTAAGTTCACCGTCTGCATTGAGTACAACTGCAACAAGGCTTTGAAGTGCGTTCTGCGTAATTTTCACAAGGTTCTGCCTTGTGTAAAGGGTTGTCTTTTCCTTTTCACGCTGAGCGTCTGCATTATCAAGCTTCTTCGTATCAATGCCGAGAGTTGACGGCGATATAATGCCCTGTAAGCAGAGGTCGAGAGCAGTAATGTATGAACTCAAATAGCTTTCGTGCTGAATCTGCGGACTTTCGGTGTAAATCCTGTTGCCGTTGCCGTTTTCAGACATATCGTTGCCCACGGTGATAAATCGGTTGTCAAACGGATTTGGCGATATTGGCTGACAGGTTTCGGGATTTCTCGGAACAAGGCAATCAGGCACATACTGCTTTGTTCGGCAGGCTCTGAGTGCGTCCATCCACTGTGACCACACTTCATCAAGGCTGTCGAAAGCGTCTGTTTTTATGCCAATAATGCCCGCACCTCTGCCCTTGTGGCACGATTTGCCGTAAAGGACAGGTACAGCCCACATATATGATTCGTCAAATGTAACGCCCTTTGAATCAATCCACGAAAGAGCGTCAACCGTGTGCAGGTCAATCTCTTTGCCGTTGTCATCATACAAAGCATAGTGAATATAGCCGTAACCGTATGTTTCTTCAAAACGGTAACGGCGGTGTTTTTGCGTGTAATCGGTGTAAAACTTAATCTCTCGGATTCTGCCGCGCACATATGTAAAGTCGATGTTTTCGGCAGGATACCATTCAACAATCGGAACATCTGATACAGCCGTGTCAAAGCTGACCTTAAAAGCACCGTCACCGACAACACATAGGTCACGGAGCATTTGCTTAACCGTGTCGGACAATTTGTTCTGCTTTTCAATATCTTCCCAACGCTCTGCATAAGCGGTTGAATTTTTACTTGTAACATCTGTGCCGTTGTAGTCGGCAATTACGATATTCACAAGCGTTTCGCAGATGAGTGCCGGCAAGCCCGTGTGTATTTTACGGATTTCAAGCCCCTTTGTGCTTTTTGCCGCCCAAAACATAGTTTTGTTTGTATCAATCTGCTTGTACAGCTCCGCAAGCTGTCTGCTATTGCCCCAATACCAAATGCGATTGATAAAGCACTCGGTCAGATGATTGCTTGTTTCGGTAACGGTAATTGTTTTGTCGCTTGCAGGAGTAATCTGCAAAAAGTTTTTAATTCCCGATCTGATAGATTCAGCCATTCTGTTAATCAGCCCCATTTATTTCACTTCCAATAATATTTTTAAACGGCAGCCACGCATATTGACCGCTGTTAATGCAATGGTCGTGACCGTCCTCGGGTGTGTTGTCTTTATCCTCTCGCCAGCTGTAAATTTCAAACTCGGCAATCGTGTTTTTACAATGTTCAAGCACAAAATAACAGTCGGTGGCAAGCCAGCCGAGTACAAGATTGATTCGGTCGATAATCTTCGTTTTCTTCCATGCATTTGCAAAGTCATAGACACAGCCGTGCTGTCGCTTATACTTTTGAAATTCGGTAATAGTCGCTTGGTCGGCGCTGTCAATAAAAGCCGTGCGTGCAAAGCCCCATTCATCACGGTTGCGGTCAAGAAAATCAATAAAATTCTTCACCGTGTCACTCGGGGCAATAGGTGTTTGCATTTCGGCATTGTTGTAAACTCTTTCATCAAGCTGAACACACTTACCGTGATTGGTAATGCCGTAAAATGTCATTGCGATAGTGTCAGGCGACTTCTGCGAATAGGCGGTATCAAGACCTGCGGTGAACTGAACAAAGTGTTCCGACTTGCGGTTACAGTTCAAAAACTTTCCTGCCCACTCTTTTGATTTGATATGTCTTGCCCTCTCAAAATTCGGGAACACAAGACCTGTTGCTCTGCCTCGCAAACCTAAGATTTTATTTTTATAGAGCTTTGTACCTTTCGGTGCAGAGTTCTTTTTCTTTTCAATCTGTTCGGGTGTAAGACTTAAATTATCAGCAAAAGAAAAGAACCAATACCGCCAATGCGGTACAGGTTCTTCGGTAAGCTCCGCCGTAATCTCGGGAGGAACATCGTTTTCATATTTTTTAAAAGGACGGGAGCGGTTGACAAACTCCTTATACACAGGCAGGCTCGGATCATCGGGATTCAGCGTTGCAAGCATATAGTCATTACGGGTTGACATCTCTCGGATAAACTCGATATCGGCAGTGTTGATTTCGTCAATATAAACGCACCCAAACTGCGCACCGAGTACCATTTCCCATTTATCTCGACTGCTGTAGCCGAGAATATAGATAATTTTGCCCTCAAACTTGATATGCGGGAGCTTGTAGTCCTTGTCGCCGTTGCCACAGTAAACTGCGTTACGGTGCAGGTCGAGAATACCGTTGTCCTGTTGAATTATAGTTTCCTCAGCCTTGCCCGTAGTTTTGGCGGCAATTGCGTGAAGCTTCTTCGGCGACTGCGACACCATTCGCATAAACTTAACGCCTGCTCCGACGGTAGTTTTTCCGGACGCTGTAGTTCCTTCAAGAAATTCAGCCGACACATTTGTTGTGTTGATAAAGTCGATATACTTTTGTGACAACGGGAATTTGTTACTCACTCAGTCCCTCACCACCCAACTGTCTGAACACATCGGATAGCTTTTCGGACTGCTCAACCTTTGCGTCAACATTAAGTTTATCCTTGAAAAGGCTATATACTTTACCTAACAACTCGGCCGCTTTGTTTGCGTCGGATATTCTTGTTGGTATCGTTACTATCTCCGGCACTTCGCTTTTAATTGTATGTTTTCGTATTGTACCATTTTCATCAGGTTTGTATGTTGACTCTTCCTGACTGACTGTTACAACAACGCTTTCTTTCTTTTCACGTCTCATAACTGCAGTAAGGTATTTCAGAACCTCATCTTGCTGAGCAATTAGTTTTGATTCTTTTTCAGATAATCTTTTGTCTATATATTCCCTTATGTTGGGTTTTGCCAAGTTTTCACTTGCTATATTATTTGCGTTCTTTTTTGAATATCCTGCCCTTATTGCGGCTTGTGTTGCATTAAGGTCAACTAAATATTCATCGCAAAATCTTTGTTGCTTAGCTGTTAGCATAGCCATAATACAACACCGCCTTTCACGCTAACACAAAACCGCCCTCAAACGAGAGCGGTCTGTGCAATTTTTATCTTAGGAGAGTTTCGCATATGTCCTGTTTGTCAAACTTTCATAATACCATTATACGCAGGGTAAGGGTGACATTCAATGACATTTCAAAATAATTTTACGAGAAATCGAACTTTTTTCGGAACGCCTGTAACGCTTCGCCGTGCAATCTCAGGGTATGCCTTACGCTCATTTCCATACTCTCGGCAATATCCTCCCACCTCTGACAATTTATGTAATACTCGGTCAAAATTGCAATGTAACGGTAATCGTCAAGTGCGTTGATTTTACTGCGGATTTCAGTTTTCAACCGCACAAGATTGTCAATTTCCCTATTGATTTCAGCCTGAAGGTCTGCAATCCTGTCCACAATCCGCATAGGGTCATTCACTCCTGATGTCTTAACAGGCTCGTTCTGCTTAACCGATACCTGTGCAATATTCAGCCTAAGTTTTGACAGCTCGTGTTCTTTCGTTCTGATCAGCTTATCCGAAACCCTGACCGAATATAAATAATCTTTAACCGTCAATCCACTTCACGCTCCTCGTCAAGCATACCAAGTTCCTGCGCCAACGCAACAACAGCGGTTACAATCAAATGCAAATCCTTGCCTTTAATATCGCACATACGATATCTGACTTTGATAGCTTCTTCTTCATTGTCGATTTCATCAAAACTAACAACTACACCTTTATTTAAGGTTCCTATTTCGCCGTTATCGTAATTAACGGTAATGTTTTTAATATCTTTCATTCTTCTACCTCACTTTCAAGCCAATGTTTAATCCCTGTAGTACAACTTTTATCATCAAAGTAATAACCGTTGCATTGTTTTTGGTAGTAACCGCAATTCACACACTTGTCGAATTGGTGCACGAATAAGAATTGAGTCATATCATTGATGCTCATCGATTTGATTTTTTCAAAGTTTGTCATTGTTTCACTCCTTATCCATTTTGGCTCCGCAGTAAGGGCAGTATGGATACAAATCAATGTCCTCATAAAAAGTGAGAAAGTTGCCACACTCAGAACATAAATAATTTGCATAACCGACACCCTCGCTGTCATATTCCCAACTTCCGTGCTTAATCTCTTGCATATCACACACGGTTGCTTCGTTGGGTTTACTTCCGTCAACTTCGATAATATGCTTAACTGTTTCGGCATTTCGTTTTGAATTAAAGTATATCGTGTTTACACTACCGTCTGCGAACGGTATATCCAAAGCATAATCACCGCAAAAATCACGGATTTTTAATTCTTTTTCAATCATCGCTCTTCACCGTCCTCAATAGGCTGATTCCAACACTTAACGCAGTTATGGTCTTTTTTTTGACAATCATCTCTGTTTATCAATCCTAAAGCATACGGACATACTCCTTTAGGTATTCCGTCTATTCTAAGCTGAGCGTTCGGATAATGTTCCAAGAACTCGCTTAAATAAGTCCTCTGCGGGTGTGCATTGCTCCACCGCTGAACAATTGAAATTGCTTGTTGAGGGTAATGCATTTCAAAGGTTGTACAGCTCACAAATTCAGATGCGCCGTTATTTGTATATGATAATGGACATTCTGAGCATTTAATGTCACACCCTTTACCCTTTGACCTTTTCGTCATTCTTAGTCTTTCACTAAGATAATTCTCTGTTTTTGAACAATCAATCATTTTCTTCGTCTCCTTCAAAATTAACAACTTTCCCATTGTCGGTATAGTCCCGTTTGTCAAATTCAAGTTTCAGCTTGTCGATGACAACCCTGTCAATATGGTCCCAAAAGACTTCGTCGGTGTCGGAGTGTTCAATTATCTCGGTCATCGACTTCAAAGCCTTTGCACATCTATCACGACCAAAGCCGAAATCCTTATACAAGGCAAATACAATCATCTTAAAAATTCGCCTTGTGGCGTCCGCAATTTCCTTGTCCTTGACTTTCTGGTATTCCCTGTCGGCAAGGCGGTTAATCTCCGCCATAGCCTCCTTTTTCAGCTTAACAGGTATTCTCGCTTTCAATGCTTTCTCTCCTTTCGTCAATCTTATCAAGTGCAGTTACAATCAACGAGCTTTTGGCTTTGGTGTCCATAAGCTCTGCCTGATAGTAAAACCGACCCGTTGTATTCCGTCTGATGATACAGCCTTTCAGAATGTATTCTGCTCCATTGTACAGCACGGTTCTTTCAAGGTTGCGTTTAACTTCCGAGATATTCACAGTTCTTCCACCTTGATGTAAATACCCGAAACCTCTGCCCAAAACTTTTCACATATCTCACTTGCAACAAGTGCGTCATCAGACCAAAAGCCGAGAGCGGTCATACAGTCTTTTAGCATTTTTTGCAGATTGTCCGTGTCAGGTTTTGTTATACGATATTCGCCGTCCTGATGTTTACCACGAGGAAAGCACCACTTTGTTATCAGTCTGACACCCGACTTGTACGGGTCTGACGGTTTAAACTTTGCTAAATGTGACATGAGCTTTTCTCTTGCCTGTTTCACCTCGGGCGGATTGTAAAAAACAGGTTTGCCGTTTTTTACCATAACTTTATGTTCCTGTGCCGTTACGGTCGGCGGTATCATCGGCATAAAAAATTCAGTCTTCATTTTCTTCAAAATAATCAACTCCATACCACAACTTTAATTTCGGGTCGTAAACTATGTATCCGTTAGCTACTAACTTATCCAACACATAGTCAATCAACGCCGGTCGTTTAGAAATCCAGTCCATTACCTGATCGTTTTTGTAACTGTAACTTTTATTTGGAAGTTTTCGCCTCAAAGGTGGCATTCCCTTAGCGATTTTCAATCTTTTATCTTTTGAAGTCGTTTTGCATTTTGCCATTTTTTGCCATTCCTTTCTTAACTTTAAAATTTTGCTTTTAGTCACAGGTCAGGGGAAGGAGTTGTTGTGCGTAAGCTTCGCACAACTACTTCACCCCTGTGACCTTAGGGAACGGAAATACTCCTATATCTGTCTCTTATACACATCTCCGAGCCCACGAGACTCGACGTCATC